GACGCGATCTTCACAGGTCGTTGTCACCTTCTCTTTCCTCTTTGATCATTGATAAAATTTCCGCGAGGGCGTAGTCGATCCCGGCCAGCACTCCGCTTGCTGCGCCAAACGTGAACGACGACTTATCCCCCGGGCTTCTGAGCGATGACATTGCAAGCTCGGCCTGTCGCTTCTCCAGCCGCGCCATCAAAACTTTTTCGCTGATCACTTGGGTGCTTTCTTTTCGCCCTTGCCTTGCGGAATCGCCATGCCCATCGCGTAGCGCTTGTGCTGCGGCGTGTTGTCAGCTGATATCTTCACATCGTTGCCCTTTGGTTTGTCGCCTTTCTTCGCCATGTCACTCTCCTGATTATGGTCCCGGGTTTATCCCAGTCCCTGTGCTTACTGCTACTCGGTTGCCCGATTCGATTTCGGCCTCGGCCAGCTGAAGAGCGGTCGTGTTGTCGGCCGTGTTCATGCGCTCGCGTGTAGCCATCTCTTCGGCTGTACGCATGTTTTCCTGCTGCTGCTCGTACTGTGCCAGCTGTGCGCGTGCCTGCTCTTGCTGCATGATTTTCATCTGCTCGATCTGGGCATCCTGAGCCTTCTGGGCCTGCTCTGCTTGCAGCTCCTGCATCTTGATCTGAGCTGCCTGCTGGGCCTTCTGTGCGTCCTGCTGCAGCGCCTCGCGCTTCACTGTGGCGTTGATGTTGGCCACAGCCAGACTGGTATCGGGCGGAGCATTCGGCGCCGGCATCTGCGGCAGCGTTGACTGCATGTGCGCGATCAGCTGCGACACCCTCAGCATGATCGGCTCGGCCTCTTCTTGTACAAGGTTGATCAGGCGAGCCTGCTCTTTTGCGTCGTCTGGCTTGATCAGCTTGTCCTTGGTGGCGTCGTCCACCGCTCGGTGTGACTCGGTGACGTAATACTGCAGAACGTGGTCTCGCAGGTGCTTGATCATGGCGGGGGCAAACGTCGGCGCCATTGCCGGGTTCGCTCCAAACACTGGTGATATCGTGAACGGCACATGCACCATCAGGTGGGCAATGTGGTTCTGTGTCGGCAGTACAAAGATGGGGGCACCCATGACCGCCGCCATGTTCTCAGAGGCGGGATCCATATTCTCCATCTCGCCGCCGCTGACCAGAATGTCCTCATCTTGCTTCATCTGACGCAGGAACATTGCTTCGACTTTGCGAGGGTCGTACAGCTGCGGCTTCGCGTCTGCTCGCTGCAGGATTGCCTGCACCTTCGCAAACCTTTGGGCCTCGCTGAACACCTGCGGGTCGGATACCGGAACAACGTCAACCGGGCCATCAAAGTCGGCCGGCGTGACTTCAAAGTCGCCAGCCTTCTTGATGTCTTCCTCGGTCAGGTAGCTGCTGTTGATCCTGTGCAGGATCTTCAGGCTCTCGGCCATGGCGTTGTGCATGCGTGCGTGGATGCTGGAGAACACGACCATGCCCTGTTCGATCAGAGCCAGCGTGGTTCCCACCGGAGCATTCGCGTTTTGATCTGCCAAGCTCTCAAACGATGTCTGCACCACTCCACGGCCGGCATCAACAAGAAAGCCCAGCAGCTGGAACAGCGTAGGGCTCGGGCCGGGGAACGGCAGCGGCATCACCAACTTGCGGATGTCGTCCTGCATCGGGCCACCTTCAAGCTCTGCGATCTGCGTAGGCTGCAGCGTGATCGTTTGCGACGTTGGGCCACCCTTCAACTTCAGCGCTGTCGGGATGTTCTGGATGTGAGCGGAGTCCATCAGCGCACGTAGCGATCCAGTTGCTGCAGCAGTGAGTCCGCCGATCATGTGCGTCAGGCCGATTGCCATCGCGCCACGCCACGGGATCATCGGGAACTCCACGATCCACATCAGCTCCTCGTAGTTCTCATCTTTTGGATCCCAGTTGCGGTACAGGTTCAGGCCGCGCTGCATGTTGTCGTCGATGCTGATGATGTACGGCCGCATACCATCACCTTCGATGTCGCACATCAGCGATATCTCGTACACGGTACGCAGACCGTCCTCGTTGTACGGCGACGACTTCTTGCCTTCGATCTTGTCGTTGGCCTTGGACGCTTTCGAGAAGTCTGGCTCAGGCGAGCTGGCCAGCACCAAATCACGGTACATGCCGATATCGACACGGCGCTCAAACTCTTGCGCAGTCACGTACTGGCGATGAGTCTTGCGCTCGGCGGTGTAGAAGTTGGTCGCCGCGAACGGGATGAAAATGTCGTCAACCGGGATGAACTCGGCGCACGGTCTACGCAGAGTGCCGCCCCAGTACCACTTCATGTACTGCACGCCGCCAAGCGGGATCTGGGTCGTCAGCTGCTCATGCTCTGCGCGCAGCCCCTTGATCTGCTGCGTCATCTGCCAGTTCATGAAATCGGTCTTGCGCTCGGCCTTGTCGGTTTTCTCTTTGTCGATCTTGCCAAAAATCTTCGACTTGACTGGTCCGCCGGGCGGGAATATCTCTTTCATCACGCGAGCGGAGAAGTCCACGCATGATTGGATCAGCATGGGGTGAACGATTTTGGTGGCACCACTGAACTGCGCACCGCCGGGCGAGTCGTTGCCCATGCCTGTACGCTTCAAGCCCTCTTCGTACAGCTCGTCGCGGCGCTGTCTGGCTTCCTTGTCGATCTCGATCTTGTCCAGCAGGTCAGATACAAGCCGGGACAACTCGCGCTGGTCAACCTCTTCGATGATGTTGGCAAAGTGCTCTTCGCTTTTCTGCGCATTCTCAACGCCGTCGTCGAGCGTGACGAGCGCACCACCGTCTTCGGTGTCCTCGACCTCGCTCTCTTCCTCGTCGATCTCGACCAGTTCTTCGTCTTCGCTAGTCCGGTTATCTGCCATGTTGCGTACCTGTTGCGTGTTTGCTGCGTTTGTGTATACTGCTTACTGGACGCTTTTGTCCGATACCCTCTATGGAGGATGCCATGCCTTACAAACAAATTACCCCGGGCATTAAGCTCTGGGTTGGTCCAATGACCCCAGCTCAGGAGCTGGAGTCGATCACTCGCGCTTCTGGCGTGCGGATGTTTCCTTCGGCTAACTCCCGGGGGCAAGCTCCAGCGGTTGTGAATCTTGCGGCTGGTTCAGCATCGGAAGCAGAATCGCTACCGCAGCCGCCGGCAGAATGACGCCAGCCTTCAATGCGTCCCGCAATCCTTTCACCCCATCAGCGGCGAGGATCTTTCTCGCCAGCTGAATGTCGGGGCGCACACTCATGCCTTGTTCGGTTGCCATCTGCTCATCTCGCAGCATGTTGGCGTGCGCCTTTGCGCGCAGCTCTGGCTCGATGCCACTCATGAGCGTCCGATTCTCGTCCAGTTTGTCGAGAAACCTCTGCGTTGCAAGTCCGCTGCCGGGCTGACTAAGCACATCCTGATAATTTTGGTAGCCGGTGTCAATTTTATATCGCTCTGGGACGATATTTCCAAGCTGTGCCTCCAGCTCTTTGCCCATGTCACCTTTCAGCTCTTTGCCGAGCGTTGTGCCGGTGCGTGACGCACCCATACCTGACCACGGATCGTTGATCAGGTTCACGCCTTTGCCGGTGTCTACTGCAAACATGCCGTACTTGTTGGCCAGCGCCGACAACGCGCTCATAGCCTCTGGCGACGGATTGGTTTCAAGCGGTATGGACAGGCTTGACCGAGCGCCTGTGCTCGTTTGCGAGTGCGGGACAGGCTTGTGCCATGCCCCGGCATTCTGCGCATCCACAAACGCTCTGGACGACTCCACAATGTCCATGAGCTGCCTGTCTCTGGCAGTCACAGCCCCATCGGCAGTCATTACCAGCGGTCTGGCAACTTCGCCGGGATTGATCTCAAGTGTGCCGCCGGCAGGAGTGTATGCGCCCACCATGCGCTCAGACGGCTCGGTGATCAAGCCGGCTGCAGCATACAACCTGTCTCGGCCCTTCCCGTCCACCCACGACGATCTTGGGTCCATCTGGTAGGCCAGCCTGTCTTCGTACGGCATCGACAGCAGGTCTGCCAAGTGACCAGATCCGGCGCCCGGTGCCTGTTCGTGTGTTGCTGCCGCACGATACTTTGGCGCAAAACTGCCGAAGTGTTTTGCAGCGTCGTCTGGATCAATATCGCCTGCGCGGACTTTGGCGCCGGTCCATGCTGCAGCTTGGGCCTTCAACGGATCCCAATCTGAATAACCGCCCAGCCCTGTTTTGTTGGCGCGGTCGATCAGAAATTTCATCTCTTCGTCCATAAATGCGTGCTGCTGTGGCGAGAAGCCCCCATCCCACGGCGACCCGTCAGGATTGGTGTAGCCAAACGCTCTGCCCTGCCAGATGTCATGCACAGGGTGTATAGCCAGCTCTGGGCTCCAGTTCACACTAAGATTTCGTGCAAATGGATCGCGCTTCGGTCCGATGTATGTACCAGCGTCATCCAAAATGCTTTCGATGAGTGGAGACTGGTTGCTTGGGAATCTGCCGGTGGATACCGGCTGCCCCATCGCTCGCTGGTTGAACGCATTGATCGTAAAGCCTAAATTCGTGTCAACCCCAGTGCCTTGCGAAGTAACGCCAAGCGCCTTTGCAAGCTGCTCCGCCTGTGTGTCGTCGCTTGTGGCAAGCTGGATCCAGTCACTGGAATCGCCATACCACTTGCGTCCCTTAACTCCGGCCTGCACATCCTGCAGATATTTGGCGCGCATGGCTGCAAGTGCCTGCGGACTATCCACGCCTGTCGGAGCTCCGACGTACTTTCCTGTGGACCCTACTCTGCGCTTAGACTTGCTGATCCCTCTGGCTTCGCGTGCCGCCTTTGCCGGATCGTCAACGCCTTTCACCAGCTGACCCCTGCCATACGCCGGCAGCGAACCATACACGTTAGTCGCAATACGATCCCGAGCCGCCTCCCTTGCTTCGCTCTCGGCAATGTATCTGTCGATACCAGCGTTGTCGATCTTGCGGCCGGCGCTCTCGATGCCCAGCGACGCCAGCAGTCGATCAGACTCGTCTGCGTCGATTGGCACATCGGATCCGAGGCCGTACCGTTCAGCCAGCGACATCATGCCACCAATCATGTGTGGTAGCGCCTCGCCAGCAAGCGCTGCGCTCGCATAGTTGCCGACCGACGGCCGCATGAACGGCCCCAGATAGTCTGGGATCGCCATCGCGGCCTTGCTCAGAATGCCCTTGCTGATACCGGCCGCACCTATCGGAAGCTGGCCCAACACCTCGCCCAGCGTGTTGCCGAAGTGCGTATACTTGCCCATATCTTCGCTGGCAGGCAGTCCACCCATTTCGTTCTCGTAGTTCAGGCCGCTTGTGTATGCCGCCATCGCCGCATCAGACATCGGGTTATCACCCGGCATGAACATGCCAAGGCCCACAGTGCTGTTGGCCAAGCCCGGCGCAGTGTAGCTGTGCTTGTTACCATCCTCATCAGTCCACACAACGTCGCTCGGACGGTACTGCGCACGGATGCCTGCGCGGATTGCGTACATTGGATCCAGCAAACTGTCGATCATGCTGACGCCGGTCTTCTTGCGTCGCTTCGACTCTTCGTAGGATTCGTTGTCTAGGTTGTCTCTCACATCTGGTCTCTTCGCCATCCCGCCCTCTTTCATGCCATTAGGCCTGTTGGTTGCCTGCAACTTCGCCGTGATATCGGCAATTTCCTGCTCTGTAAGATAGTCAGGCAGATCGATACCCTCTGCTCGCGCTTTTGTTATGGAGTATGGCTGGAACGCCTCTGCCGCCCGACGAAGCCCAGTGTGGCGCAGATCGCCGACGTCGCCCCACTTCTGCGACTTCACAAAGTCCTGCACAAATGGGAGATACCGATCCACAGGCATCCGGTCCCCGTGGCCCTTGACCTGCCGTATTTCGGGGCGCATCAGCTCCTCGTATACATCAGGGCGCACATTCTGCACGTAGTTGTGCAAGTCCGCGTATCCGCCTCGCTTGGTTCGCTGCTCCAGATAATCATCGAACGTGCCGGGGGCCACTTCGTCAATTGTGTCACCTGACAGCATGTCGTTACTTTTTGGGCCGCTTGTCTCAATCGTAACGTGCGGAGCGCCTCGCTTGTCTCGCAGCGAGAACACCCGCGACATACCATCGAACACATCGTCGCAATAGCCGCTGTCTGGATTGCCAAGGCAGTGATGCATCTGGTCTGATTCGTATTCCATTGCATCCCTGATGCTCTGGTAGCCGCCATCGTCATCTTTGCCGATCAATCGCAGCGCCTTTTCAATCGCCTCTTCCTCGGTCGCGTAACTACCAAGCGGCGCCTCATCGCCAAGGGGGTAGCGAAGCACATACCGACCGCTCTGCCTCGACATATCACTGCTTGGGCCAATACTGTAGCCCTCTGGCAGCTTCGTCAGCTTGTCCTTGGGTTTGATCTCAACCCAGCGCATGTTTTTTTCTGGATATTCTTTGTGGATGAGCGTGGCGGGGTTCATGGACGCAGCCAGCTCGGCCTTCGCGCTTTCTGCAGCGCGCCATGCGTTGATCTTGCCAACCAGCTGCGACGCCTGCGCAACCGATACTCTCGGCAGCGACTCTGGCTTCAGGCGCAGCATGTCAGGCAGGTCGGAGTCTGGGCGCATCGCGTTGTGCAGCCCGTCGCGGAGGCGCTGCAGCCCGAGATCATGTATTCTGACATCCCCGTACAGAATCGTTTCTTTTGGAAGCGACGCAAGCCACGGATTTTCCGCCATAACCTGATCGATATACGCTTTTGGCCTGCCCGATGGGTTGGTCAGCCAATCGAGGGTGTCTGATGACACGCCAGAAAGGCCGATATCTCCTGTCGGCCTTCTCGGAGGCCACACAGCGTTCGTCTGCGAATCACGCATCCGCCCTTCATCCAACAACGGCACATGCCTCTGCTCCGGTGCCAACAGCGCAAGCGGATCATTCGGCGAGCCGTAGTCGCGCTTGATGTACTTTGCAAGCGAGGTGTCGATCCAGTTGTTCAGCGCTGCGACCTCGGGCTTTTCAACGTCGGCGCGCTTCAATGGCGCCAGACTCTTCTCCGGGTAGCCCTTCAGCCACTGGCGAACCAGATTGCCCTTCTGGTACTTCTGGATCAGTCCGCCCTTGTTGTACTTGTCCGCCAGCTCGACCAGACCGCCATCCCTCTTCGTGATGTCAGGGTCAAGCGGGTCATACGTGCCTTTGTTGCCTATGGCTGACTTGATCTGTGTGGGACTTAAAACGACCGCAACACCGTCAGGCCACTGTAAGCCGTCAAAACCTTGGGCACGTAGTTCTTTTGCAGTGATGTCCCCGTTATAAAAATCAGTCAACATATCGTCGTCAAGTACCGGGTTCTTGATCGATAAATAAGATGGGTAAAACGTCATGCCTTCCGCAACGTCAGGAAAATTGTTAGGATCAGGGTTGTAAATTAGTTTTCGGCCTTCAGACGCGACTATATCAGCTTCAGAAGTGTCGAAGGATGGACTAAACCAGACCCCGTTATCTGCACCAAGCCTGAACGAAGAGATGTCCGAGCGGGGGGAGGCGTGAACCATTATTACTGGGTCACCGTCAGCATCAACCACCTTGCTTTTACCAAAAAAATTCTTAAACTCCGGCGTGTCGATTGGAGCCTTAGCCGTGAAGCCAGCAAGGTCATCGGCGGCTTTCTCAACTTTGGAATATGGGCGATCACGCACCAGCAAGACAGATGTGCCATGCTCATCGTTCATGTTGACAGCATCGTATCCAAGTTCTTTTGCCAGCCTGCCGCGCTGCCTTTGCGCTTCCCACAATGCCTCTCCAGCATCTTCCCTGCCAAATATGCGTACAAGATCGTCATGAGCAAGCTGATCCGCCTTGTCGTCTACAACTGCTTTGTACCACAAATCAAGGTCTGGGCCGTCCACATCAACACTGCTGTTTGTGCGGCGAATTGAAGCCTTTTGCTGCTCCCACGGGATATCGCTGTATCCCATGAAATCGCCACTTCTTGCTATTTTTTCAGGGGGTATCTCAAACGAATATAAACTCTCCCCATGCGACTTGGCTGCTGCCTTGGACGGGCTCACAAATATGCCATCGAAAAGTCTGCCTGTCTCACTTATGGGGCCAGCCAATTGTCCGCCGTGATAGTACGTTTTGGCATTGCTTGGTAAGGCAGCTTCAGCAGCGTCAGACAGTCCGCCTTTGATGCTGAATAGCTGACCCTTGCCAAATTTCTGCAGGGTGTTGCCGTTTGCATACTTGTCCGCAAGCCCTACTAACCCACCCTCCGCCTTCATCAGATTCGGCGACAGGTCGAACTCAGGGTCGAACTGGGCGCTGATGCTGCGCAGGTTCTCAGGCTTCAGCACGATGTAGGAGTAGGGGTCGTTGCGGTACTGTTCGTTCATGCGGAGGTCGTGATGGCGCGAGCCGTACTTCTGGATCAGATCCTTCTCTTCCGGCGTCATGTAGTTTTCAAGCACCGGGCTGCGTGCGAGGAACTCCTGCATGCTGGTCTCCAGATTCGGATCGTTCATGTCTGGAGGAGGTGGACGTCTTTGAATAGCGGCTTGCTTGATCTCGCGCATCCGAGCATCAATGTCTGCCGCTTCCTGTTGATATTCTTCCAGCAGACCACCCCGCACGCCGTCGGTATTCTCAACCTCGTTGTGGTACTTGATCGAGTCGTAGCCGTCGCGGGTCAGGATGCTGTTGATGTCACTGAGAGCTCGCTTGTTGTCGTCAGATGCAAGCCACAGCTTCTCTGCGTCTTTGTTTCCTTGGTTCGCCGCCAAGAACTGCTCACGCATGTAGTCGACACTGTCGAGCAGCTCGTCGATGTCTGATTGGTGAGCCTTCAGTGCCGGATGCTTCCGCATAGCCAGTGCCGCCTGCACCGCGCTCTCCCAGCCGCCGACATCACGCATGTCCAGCGTCTTGTCCATGCGAACAGCGACCGGCATGATCTGGGCGCCGTCGTTGTACCTGTTCGTTCCTCGCGTCGCCTTGGCCAGATCAGTCAGCCGATTCGTCGCCTGCTCCGATGTGCCAAGATGCAGCCCAAGGTCAACCTTGGACGGGTCTACTGCAGGGAAGTCGGTGTGCGTGCCGTGGTACAGGATCGTGTTCCGGCCGGCGTCAATGGCGCGCTGAATGCGAGCCGCTTCTGCGGGATCCTTGGCCTGAGCAAGCAGGTCAGCCATTGTTCTAGCGATTGTGCCTTTGCCCATGAGGATTCTCAGTCACGGTTTTGTGCAGCTTATCAGTCTGCAGGAGCGGTGTCACTGTCTGCCGGGTCCACTTCGGTATACCCGTTCCCGGTCAGTGCATCGATTGCTGCGTGCAGGTCGCCGACCAGCAGATCGATGCCGCCCTCTTGATCCAGATCGATGCCGGTGATCTCCATCCCCATCGCGGCGTGCGTGTGCGTAATCCTGATGGTGTACACCAGCTCTGCCCGATCCAGTCTGGCCTTCATGATGTCGATGACTTCAGCCATGGGTCAGCTCCAATTCCAGCCACTTGCGCAGGTGCTCGATCAGCTCGGCCTGCGACTCGGCTCCCATGGTCGTGGCACCTTTGCCGGCGCCGATATTGGTTGGGTTGCGCATCACCTCGACAAACCCGGGGCCGGCCTCAATCTCAAAGTGGCCCGGCCGCACCCGAATATGAACAGCGATGCCCCTGTCGCACCTGATCGTTGAGGTTGTGTTCGATGGCTTTTCGTCATTGAGCGTAGACATTCTTGTATTCCTTCGGTGGTGGTTTCGGGTGATCTTCTTCGCGCAGGGACACGGTCATGACCAAGAACCCTGCGTCCTTCAGGTAGCGCAGCGACTGGGTGCAGGTGTCAACGCCGTCGTCGTGTTCGTCGTTCGGGAAACGCTTCAGCTGGTTTTCCAGCCACACAGCCCAGCTTGGCCAGCAATCGCCAGCCTTGCCTTCCTTCACCCAGACCATGCCGGCTTCGATGATGGGCGTGATTACATGGGCTCTCGCGGTCTTGTCTGCCAATCCCGGGTTGTACTCGGCCAGCTGTATGCCAGTGCCGGCCAGATCCTGCAGCAGCGACTGCCCCGACCCCTTTTTCTCAATCAGGGCGAGGTTCGGGTGCCGGGCCTTGTTCGCAGGATCCTGCGGGTCGCCAGCGTACTTGGTCTTCCACTCCTTCACCACGCGCTTGCGCAGGTCTGGGTACTCCATGTGCTCCTGCCAGCAGTCGATCATCATCACGTTGTTCCGGCCCTCATGCCAGAACACACCCCAGACCGTGCATGCCGTCGGGTCGTTGTGCGTCTTTTCGGTAAAAGCCGTGTCATACGACTGCAGGATGAATTGCATGATCGGCAGCGGCTTATAGTTCGGCCAGAGGCGGATCTGATCCGTCTTGATGATACCGCCGCCCTTGGGTGACGGGCTCTGCTGTAGCTGTCCTGCGGCGCCGTAGGAGCCGAGCCGCAGCTCCAGTTCCGCAACGGCCTTCTCGCTGAACTTTGCCGGGAACATCAGCTCGCCGGGCTTGGTGCGCGGATCTTTCAGGTCTGGCCTGCCCAGATCCTTGACCGGGTCATACGTGATCTCCGGGTCGTACCGCATCGGGATAGCCAGCAGCGTCCAGCCGCCCTGCTTCATCAAGTGCCCAGTAATGTCCATGTGATGCAATCGCTGCATCACAATGACGATGGGCGAATTTTCCAGATCATTGCGGCGAGATGACCAGCTCTGGTCAAATTGGGCCAGCACTTCTTCGCGCTGGATATCCGATTCGATCTGGCTGGCACCGTGCGGGTCATCCCAAAGCAGTTGAGATCCGCGCTTTCCGGTGACCTTGGCCAGAATGGATTGCGACTGCCGGTGGCCACGGTTGGTGTTGGCGAACATGCCCTTCTCTGCCTGATCGACAGACAGCTCCACCTGCTGCTGCCAGTGGCTCCTGTACCAGTTGGAGGTCACCAGCTGCCGCATCCTGACAGCATCGCGGGTCGCCAGCGTGCCGTCGTTTGTGCCGCAGAGGAATCGCTCGCCGGGTTTCTTGGCCCATGCCCACGCAGGGTAGAAGACCATCACCACCAGCGACTTCATCGTGCCGGGGCTGATGTTGATGATCAGGCGCTTGATCCGGCCATCGTACACTGCCTCCATGTAGGCGCAGATAACGTCGAGGTGCCAGTTCCAGATCAGCTTACTGCTTTCGGGCTCGATCTCTTGCCAAGCTCGTTTGACGAACTCGGCCAGACTCTCCTCACACCGCGCCTTTTCTTCCGCCTGATCAATGACGGATAGGATTGCCGGAGCGAACCCCGTCGCCAGTATCATCTGAACCAGCTCGTCCGCCTGCTGATTGTAGTCCGCTAATTTCACGTAGCTTGTCCTGTATCAACTGCAGTAGTGGTGCTGGTAGCTTGCTGAGGTCACCGGCAAACGGATTCTGTTGCAGGTTGTCGGCCTCATACAGACCCATGTGCTTGAACAGCTTGTCCAACGCCGGGTTCTTGTCCCAGAGCTTGACCTTGTTGACGTACAGCGGAGGGGAGTCTGCCCCTTGGCTCATCGTCACGACTTCAAAGCTGGCAATGGACGCCGCAGCATCAGCCGGCCACTCGTTTGGCATCTTCAGCGAGCCATCAGGATTGAACAGCTTGGACACATCAGAGAACGCCAGCTTGAAGCATTCCTGCAGCACCCGATCGGCCGTGATTGCCGTCCTTTGAGCCCTCTCAGCACGCAGCTGTGCGACTCTTATGCGCATCTTACTCTGGTTGAACATCTGGGACGCCGCGACGTTCAGCGTGTTCTCTGCCCAGTTTTTAGCGTTCGGGTGAACCGTTCGCAGTGCTGCGCTTTGGTTCCCCCCGTTGATCACGTACTCTTCCGCTACAGCGCTTTCTATTACCGAAAGCTCGTAGGAGCTCGCCGGGTTCGACTTGCCTGCTGGCACTACCTTGGTCTTCCCGGCAGGCTTCTTTGCAGCCTTGGATGTTGTCTTGCTTGCCATCAGTCGCCTCTTTGTTCCACGTTTCACAATCACGCCCAAAGGCTTCTTGTGTACTTACGCACTACAGCCGCCAAGTCTGTAACTGCCTGTCTGTGCTCGACGGCATGCACCTTCAGATGACACCCCCTGCACATCCACACAACGTCGTACGGCTTGCTGTAGTCTTCATGGTGCATTTGAGACATCTCTGACCCGCAGTCCCTGCACGGGCTCTTCTTGATATTGCCTCTACGGTATTTGACGCCAGCCTTACTTCTTGCCAACTCCTTTGCATGCTGATCATGAGTAACCGTGCGATTGCGCCTATAGTTGCGCTGCGCTATCGCGTGGCAACCAAGGCAGTTCCTTTGGTTCGGCCTTGCAATGTTGCCGCAACTGCAAAGAGCTATCACGCCTTCAGCATCTATCCAAAAAACCCCCGGGAAGCTGCGGGGGCAACTCCCGGGGAAATCATACCCACCAAGCGGCCGGAGGATTCCAACCGCACCCTATCGTAGGCTTGCGGATCGATACTGGCAAGCTAGTCTCAATTCGGATCGGCACCAAACCCATACAGCGCAGTACCGTCGTTGCGTACAGGGCTCCAGATGATTGATCCGTCCGTCTTCGCGTTGGCGGGAATAATCATGCGAATCACGCCGTCAGGGTAAAGGTAAAGCCTCACTACATAATCTCCAACCTGCAGCCGCCCCAAGCTCCGTGCAAGCTCTGGTCCGCCTACGTAATCGCGGTCAAACTTGATCTCAGCCACCTATCACCTCACTGTTTTGCTCTTGTACCGTGCCGGGCCGCGCCAGCGAGCGGCCTTGATCCCCGTCTTGCCTGATGCCATTGCCGCCTGAGCATCCTGTGCAATCCTTGATGCCGATGTGGCGGGTTTGTCTCCGCGTTCAGCCTGCAAGCTCTCCTGAGCCCCTGTGCGGTCTGGCTTGGGTTTCACTTCGACACCTTGATCACCCAATGATCTGGATGTCCGCACGGATGGGGCGTGTCAACAGTCGGGAAGCCGTTGATCGGGTACGTCACCAGCTTCTGGCAAGGACACGGCACCTGCCAAAAGTTCTCAAGGTCTGCTGCGTCGCAATCCATGCCGACGAACTGTGCGCCCTGCATGGTTGGTCCTTTGCCGTTTCCCCACCTGATCATCAGTGCTTCACCCCTGCAAACGACGGCGACAGCAGGATGCGGCCCACTTCAGGGACCAGCGCTTCAGCGTCGTGGATTCGTTTGACGGTAGGCTCGACATCACCGAGAGCAACCTCTTCGACCCAGTCAAGGACCGCCGCCATGGAGTCAGGCGAGCTCACGTTAGCCTGCACCACCTGCACTCCCCGAGCTGTCAAACAGCGGATCTCTTTGACCGGCTGACCGTCACCACCGCGACCAAGCGCGACAAGGATCTGGCCGTAGGTGCCATGCTTGAAGGCTTTGCAAAACTTTCTAGGGGTGACTTTCTCTTCTGACATTGCGGAGCCCCAGTTGAAAAAAGGTGCGGTGCCTGTCGGTTTGTGGCCTTGGGCACCGCGCATCTGGCGTGTGGTTCACTGCTCGACAACTGGGCAGTAAACGAACAGCTCCACACGCGAGATGGAAACTGCATATTGTTGCGACACTGTTGAAGTGTCAATTTATTTTTCTGACTAGCCGTCGTGCGTAATAGCCAGCAGGCTTTGAATCCGCGCATCAAGCGCCTCAATCTTCGCCTGCGTCTGCGCCTGCAGCAGCTGCTTTGCTTCCTGCAGCTTGGCAATGATGGCTAGATCATTTTCGGCTTTTGAGGTCATTTCGAAGACCGCAGAGCCGCGACCTATGACCACTTCGTCCTTTCCAATATACGGCGCATTCTCGGCGCCAGTAACACGGCTGTTGCCGCCCACATCCAATACCAGTATCAAGTCGCGTTTCATTGTTGTGTTATCCAAAGAAGTAAGATGCCTGCGATTATCAGCGCCACGTTCAGCCATGCTTGTTGGCTCATCGCGGCGTCTTGCTCGTCGTCGTCATGCTGCTGGTTCATTGGCTTTGCTCCCAGTTGTGTGTGTGATTACGCCGCGATGGCTGACTTGGTTACATCTACAACGTCGTAACCGATGGCCTTGATGGTGTTGAGAACGTCCAGCGTCAGGGTTTTGGTGCCGGCGATCCGAGCGAACAGCAGCGATGTGTTGCATGCTGGGTAGATCTTCACTTCGCCGTAGACTGACTTTGTGGTGACTTGAATGTTCATGCTGTTTGCTCCAGTTGTCGGGCAGACAATGCGTCAGCCCATGAACAGCATTCTACATGAGCTGTTTCGCTTTGCAACAACTATTTTCAACAATCTTGCAACACTTTCCACGACTGCCCGTTCAGGTGCGAGGATCCCGGCAGTCGGGTCTTCAGCGGCAACCCGGTGTCGTCGATCACCAGCACGATCTGATGGTCCAGTACCCGGGCTTCGTAAACCTTCCCGGGGGTAATGTAGTTGCAGGTCTCGCAGTTTGTCCGGATCTTCAGCATTTCTGACGTCATGGTCTTATTCTTATTGGTTGATAGTGTCTCGGCTTATTTGCCTTCTGGTGATCGGTTGCGAACGGGTAAAAAGACCCCAAGCCCATCGAAGGACTTTGGTCATTTTACCCATTTGCCTTCCGGAGCCACGGCGCTATTGGGTAGCCTGCCACCAACACAATTGGGCAAGCTCAGCATCATTCCACCTTGTGCGGTGTCCAGCCCCTGTAATGCCTTTCAGACTCAGGTGCAGCGTGGGCGATCTTCTGCTGCATTCAGTGGGGCCGGTGAGTGAGGGCTTGCGCCCGGACATATCTCTCCCGCACTGGCTCTGTGGTTCAACCAGTAGCGGCGTTTGCGTCCGATAACGTCCGACGGTAGAATGCCCGTCGTGCATCAGTGTTCGCCTTAGACAGCTTGCTGGTGCCATTCCCCTCGGAGACCTCGACTGTAGCAAGTCGGGGTCTCTGTCTATCTGGGAGCAGCGAAACGAATTCTGCCCCTCATCCCCGAACCGCGCAAGCCCCTTCAGCTGGTTAAATTTTGAGCAGATTGATCAATTTTTGATCAACTTGATCAAATTTCGTACAGATTGCTCAAAAAGCAGGCAAAACTATTTTGCGATTCATTGAAAATAGTTGTTGCGTAGTGAAACAAACTACAGTCTAATGCTCTCCATGCACTGGCCACCCGGCCGGCACAACTGGAGCAGACAACATGAAGGCATTAACCCCAACCCAGCAATCCCTCCTTGACCTCCTGCCGGTTGGTCAGTCCGCTATTGTCCTGACCAGTGGATATGCCACGGTGTACACCAACAAGGAAAACCTGCCAATTTTGCACTGCACGGCACCAGCACTGCGCGGCCTTGTTGCTCGCGGCCTGATAACCGCCAATTACTACTGGCGCGGTGCCGACGTAACTCGTATTGCATAATTCACACACTCACAACTGGAGCGCACCATGTTTATCAATTACTGCCCAACCTACGGCGTCAGCATCAACACCTACCGCAGCCCACGCGGGTATGCCAACACCGATGTAATCGGCTTGGCCGACGACATACTCGGCTACCAGCCGGGATCCTGCCCACTGGAAGGCGCCAAGGATGCGCTGGAAGACGGGAGCCTGTGGCAGGACTTCGACGCGCAGCTTTTGGAGCTGCTGCACGATGCCATCACCACGTACGAGAAATCCAAAATACCGGCGCTGTGCCGGCACAACTGGAGCGCACCATGAACCTGCACCCCGTCAACCGCCCGACCAAACGCAGCAACCGCTACTGCGGTCCTGCCGTGATCTCGGCCCTCACCAAGCTGCCTACCGAAGACTGCGCTGCGCTGATCCGCAAGCACAACGGCGGGGCGCCAGTGAAAGGAACGTCGGCCACAGCGCTCCTGCGAGCCTTGAACGATTGCAAGATCGATCACAAGCAGCGCACTCGCTTTGCAAAGAAGCCAACTCTCTCCGGCTGGCTGAAGTCGAGCAAGACCGAACGCACTGCCGGCCGGGTGTATCTGGTCAACGCCGGTCGGCACTGGCAGCTGGTCAGCGGTCGCAAGTTTGTCTGCGGCATTACCGGCGAAGTGGTCAGCATTACACACGACAAGGTTCGCCGCCGGTCCCGGGTCGAGTCCGTTTGGGAACTCACCACCACCGGGATCGCTGCACCAGCTCCTGCACCGAAGCCAAAGCGCGACACCAGCCAAAATGCAGTTCGCAAGCAGGCCAAGGCGCTGGCCGAGAAGTACGGCATCAAGATCGACATCGAGCGGTTTGAACAGGACGACGGCAGCAGCACCTTCTGGGTCGATCAGCCAGACTGGCTCGCAGGCGAGGATCCAATCGAAGACGGCCATTTCAGCTACTGCTGGGCTGGCGTGCTGCAGCTGGTGACGATCTACGCCAAGCACCACCCGGACCATCCCGAACACGCAACCCGGGAGAGCGGAATTATTTTCGACATTTACTGAAAATAGTTGTTGCAAACCGAAACAGCATCAACTACATTCACACATGCCGAGCGACCGCCCGGCAACAACTGGGAGCAAGACAATGAGCACTGCAACTTCAACCGTAGTAAACGTAGACTTCTCCGGCTTGGTAGACGAGCTGGGTCTTATCAAAGCCCAAGCGGCAGATTTGAAAGCGCGTGAAGACGCGATCAAGGCCACGCTGCAGGACGCAGGTATCACCACCCTTGAAGGCAAGTTTTTCCGCGTTGCCATCAGTGAAACCCATCGCGCTCCCAAAATTGATTGGGAAGCGATTGCAGCCAAACTGGAACCAAGCCATCAGCTGGTAACCGCCCACACCCACGCGCAGTCCAGCTTTACTGTAGTGCGCGTTTCTGCCCGTAGCACGAAGTGAGGTGGCCTGTGAAATATCAACTTTACACCTACGACCTCTGGGGCAACGCCAAGGATGGCTTTGAGGTCAACGACGTTTACCGCACCAGCACTGTAATCGAAGTGCAGGACGACACATCAGATCGCGCCATCAATCGCAGGATTGGCGGTCGCGGGATTGTCTGGGACGGCGAGGCTGGATACACGCTCTATGGGGAAACAAAGACCGGCAAGCCGGTGTGCGAACTTCGCGCCGAGGAGATCAAAGCATGAACCTTTCCATCAAAGCAGCAAAGCAGCTGGGTGAGCGAGTTGCAAGATCGCTCCACCTTTGTGGCAACGACATTGCAAGGCGTGGCGCTATTGTCGATCTCAAAAACGACATCCGCGCCGACATCCCGAACAGCTCCACCCGGATCGCGTTTGAAGATTCGTACCGGGCCACGCTGGACGCACTGGAACCGCTGCCAAGCAGCAAGCAGGTGACCGCATGACACACAAAACGATAGACGAGCTGTTCGCCGACGAAGAGGCTGCAGCTCTTGAGAAGGGCCGGGCCGAGATCGCTGCCGAAGACGCGGCATGGGCCGCACTGCCGCCAGAACAGAAGCTGGCGATCATCGCCGCCCGGGAGGCTCTGATCCCAGATCCTGTGGCCTGCCCGGAGTGCGGCGAAACCGAATGTCACGCTGACTGTCCGCAGTACGCGGACGAACAAGAAGACGAGGATGATGAAGATGAATTTGTATAACCTGCTTCCGCAATTATTGCGCACCAAGATCGAGATCAACCGCAAGCTGAAAGAGTTGCGCAGCTGGCAGCTCGGGTATCTGTCTGGGATCGCTGACCTAAAGTTCCCCGGGCTCATCCCTGCAGATCAGACGCTGACCGGCTGCAAAGCCGACAAACACTTCGCGGATGGCTACGAGTGGGCGCTGACAAACCCGGTGGCGCTGTCGCTGCCGGCCAACAAAACCCTGACACCCAAACGGCTGGCGCAAAAATACAAATGATCTCTCGACTCACACCTATTGCCGACATCAAGCCCGGTGCCAAAATTGTTCACTGGCGCGGCACCGATGCGTTTGTCGTCGAGCAGGTTCAGCCGCACGAATCGCGGCGGCTGACATTTACAGTGACAACAGGCGACGGCCGGCTTCTGTCCGTGTCAGCGTTCGCGCACCTGAATGTTGCTGATCCTGAAAATAATTGAAAATAACTGTTGCATCCGGATTCGATATCGATTCTACTACGCACTTGCCGCAGTCACGCGGCGACAACTGGGAGCAAGATCATGTACGCAGCAGCAAACAAAGTAGTGAACAACGAAGCCGCCTACGCAGCCGGCATCAAGCGCAACATCATTGCGAACGCTCGCAAGACTTGGGTGGCCAACACTCCCCGCAGCGCCGAGATCCTTGCAGCTCTGGATGCTGGCTACAACATTGACAACGGCCGCTTCACCAACGACTTCCTTGGCTCCCTTGCTGGCGCTCTGGAAACCTACGGCAAGCTGACTGAAGCGCAGTCTGCCGCAGTCCTGAAGGGTATCGATGCCCGTGCCGCCAAGCGCGCCGAGTGGGCAGCACAGTCCGCCACCAAGACCTACGTCGGCACCGTCGGCGAGAAGATCACCGTGACCCTGACTTGCGTCCACACTGTGTTTATCGACACCCAGTTCGGCACCACTTGCATCAACATCTGCAAAGATGCTGACCAGAACACGATCATCTACAAGGGCAACGCTCGCGGGTTCCCTGACAAGGGCGAGACCGCAGTCATCACCGCAACTGTGAAAGCCCACGACTTGCGTGAAGGCGCCAAGCAGACAATCATCCAGCGTCCGAAGCTGGCGACGTAAGGCATCAATCAACACCGGCCAAGGATGGCCACAAACCCCAACTACACAACTGGAGCAAGCATCATGTCATATCGTTATTCACGCGGTTCCGCACAAAACTCTTTCCGTTCAGAGTTCGCCCTGAGCAATGACCAGATCCGCCACTACGCCCCGAGCGTGCTGGCAGAAGAAGCACATGAGTCTCGCGGTGAGCGCTACACGTTTATCCCCACGATTCAGGTAATCGACGGTCTTCGTGCTCAGGGCTTCCAACCCTACGAGGTTCGCCAGACCCGTGTTCGTGACCAATCCAAGCGCGAGCACACCAAGCACCTTGTACGCCTGCGTCACGAAAGCGCCATTGCAACGAAGGAGCAGGTCGGCGAGATTATCTTGTTGAACTCCCACGACGGCACCAGCGCCTACCAGCTCCTGAGCGGCTTCTTCCGCTTCGTCTGCT